CAGAGGAAAAGCCTATAGCAGCTTCTGACGACCTTCAAGATGATCCAGACTATAGTGCATGGGGACCCAACCCGTCGTCTGTAAGTTATCACCAGCTTATACCTTACTTGATAAGATCAATTCAAGAACTTGAAACTCGTATAAAAGTTTTGGAAGGTGGATAAAGTTAAAAAATACCCAAATCTCTTATCCATCTGGTATCTACAGGTGTATGAGATGGTGGTACTTCACTTTTTAGAGTACCAGAATGGTCTGGTAGAAATTTTATTCGGTAACTAAAAAACCTTTTTACCACGTTTCATAAATCAAATGTGGTAAAAAAGATAATATTTATTTTTCAATAGAATCAGCAAATGCCAAAATAAGAACACCCACGATAAATGCCATTACGGCATAATTACATTCTGTTTCTTCCATACCCATCTTGGTTTCGGGTTTTTCTACGACAGTGATCTCCTGTCGCCGTGTAGGAGGTTCTAAATCCTCTAGGGAACAATAACCTATCATTATTATACTTTACTTAGAGATTAATTTCAGTCTTCTTCTTTTTTCGGGTTCGTTTTGTCTTCGAACCAGAAACATTTACTTCCTTTACTTCACCCCCTGTAGAATCACCTGATATTGAAACAATGTCGGAAACGTCATCATCTTCATCTTCGATTGTAGGTTGTCTTGTTGCACTGGTCATTGAAGTGTTCATTGGTGGTGGTGGTGGCATCATAATACCACCCATTAAACTGGAGATATCAACACCTGGTCCTCGCATCTCATAATCTCCGGTACCACCAACCGGTGCATTGACTGCGGATTGATCTGGTGAACGTGTTGTATTCTGAACGGCAGCCATCATATTTTTTACAAGATCTGGATTTTGTTTAATAACATCATTCATATTTGGTAGTGCAGTCTTGAACATACTATTTGTCAAGTGAAACATCATTGCAGATCCACCCAACATCATGATAAGTTTGATTTCTGGTGCAATAGTAACCTTTGATCTATATTTAACATATAACTCTTCAAATACACCATCGTAATCATCAACATTCTCCATTACAGATTCTGACCACCCTTCAAGCTGAACTTCAAATGGATTATATTTTTTATTTAGAAATTCAAGACCCGTTACACAGGCGATCAACATACGCCTGGAAAATCGTACAGATTGTTCCACGTCGATACTATAAGTGATACGTTTTACTTCCGATCTCAATTCTTCAATATTTGAATAGGCATTGAGACGTTTATTCACATTGAAACCTTTCTTTTCAAGGCGAGACAGCTTATTGAGCAAATCAGTTTTTTCTTCGTCAATTGACGTGTACCCCTTGGTTGGTTTTTCTTCATTATCATCTCCGCCCATGGGTTCGTCGTCAAAAAACATGGGTTCGTCGTCGCCATAATCCACTTCCTCATCTGGTTGTGATTGGATTGGGGCTGTTTGTTTATGTGGATTCACAAATGCATCCATAGCTTCTTGGTGTTGCTGAGGTTGAGGTCTGAATCGTTTTGGGTCGACTGGTCGACGTACAGGCTGGGGACGAGAAGTTGAAATTTCAATTTCATCCATCAGGGCCTGTTCATCAGCATCCAATTTCATAACACTTGTGCCACCTCGATCAATGATTATTTCTTCGTCCATCTACTCTCTATAAGGAAACTATTAAATTACCTTTAACGCACTTTAGAAAAATATATATATATAATATAAAATGTTCCAGTTCAATCGAGCAAATCGTAACGCCATCACATCCATTCTTGTTCTTATGGCGATCATTATCGTACTTACTTCAATCCGAAGTAATTATGAACCCAGACCAATCACTATTCAAGTCAAAAATGAAAAGTCAATCTTTGATCTCGAGCACAAGTTAGAGTGTGCCCCTGGACACACAAAGGAAGGTAGTCCTTACACCTTGAGCTTGACTCCAGGTGGTATCTGTAATGTTCAACAACTTGTGGATGAACAAGCGAGTTATGGCATCGAGGAAGGTATCGGTGGATCTTTATTCTAAGCTAATATAAATGGCGTTGATCACTTCACCAACTGAGACTATCCCAGATCTCAACTATGAATATCACACAATTACTATAGATTCTATTGGACAATCCAGTGCTAATACTTTCACTTGTTATCTTGAACAACCACTTCGTAATGTCGTTCAGGCTAGACTTTTGGCGGCGCATATTCATTCGAATGTGATTACTGAACATTGCTACATTTCTATCGATGAACTGGATTCAAACTTCAATGACCGTGCTTCAAATATTCTTGGTGGACAGGCATCTATGACTGTTCTGCGAAATGCATTTGCAAGTATTGTAACTAATAATAGCACACATACGGAAGGTGACTCTCTAACTGTTTTCAAAGATGAATATCCAGTCGCTACTCAATATATTGATCCAATACGTCGTATAGATAGATTTAAGGTTACCATTCGTGACCAAAATGGAAATACAATTAAAAATCCTGATGTATCTTCCAACAACTTTTTAGTTCTTCGTTTCGTGTGTAGAAAACCAAACTTGTAATTTTCTTATAGTAAAGTAGTATACAATGTCTTCAGGTATTGTGCAATTAGTATGTATTGGTGCTCAGGATGAATACATTGTTGGAAATCCAGAGATATCATTTTTTAATTCAACGTTTAAGAGACATTCAAATTTTTCGCAATCCATTGAAAAACAAACTATACATGGGGCTGTGAAAAGTAACTCTCTCTCGACAATTAGATTCGAACGAAGTGGTGACCTATTAGGATATACATACTTTACAATTGATAATGGTAGCACCGCTTTGGATACCACAAACTGGGCAAATTTAATAGAAAGTGTACAACTTATTATAGGTGGTCAGGTCATTGATGAACAGGATGTAGTTTTTTGTGAAAATATAGCTGTTGATATGTTTGCATCAAATCTAACAAAGAGTTCAAATGGACCACACCCAGGGGGTAGTAACACTAGTTCATTCTTTTATCCATTACGATTCTTCTTTTGTGAAGGTCCACAACTTGCAATTCCACTTGTCGCACTTCAATATCACGATGTTGAATTAAGAATTAGATGGGGTTCTACTGCCGGTAATTATTCATGGGAATGTCATTCGAATTATTATTATCTTGATAATGAGGAACGTGGTAATATTGCTTCAAGAAGTCATGATATGTTGATTTACCAAGTTCAAAAGAACATTGGTTCAGGTGATCACACACAATCTCTTAACTTTAATCACCCGGTAAAATTTATTGCAAGTTCAAACAATAGTGGTAGTAGTCCACTCACATCCATTACAAATAGAATCAAACTAAGTATAAATGGTGTAGATCTTACTACGTATAGATGGGCCAGACCACATTTCATTGATGTGTCTCATTATTATCATACAAACTACGTAACATCACCAGACGTATTCATGCACGCTTTTTGTTTAACAACGAGTATGCAACAACCAACTGGTTCTCTTAACTTCAGTCGTGTAGAGAATGCCAAAATACATAGTGAAAGTGAAATATTAAATGACACTATTTATGCAGTAAACTATAATATACTTAAGATTGAAAATGGTATGGCGGGTTTACTATACGCAAATTAAAATCAGGGATTATATAAAATGGTGAAATCGACAGGTGTTACCCAACCCACAGATAAAGTGCGCCTTGGACGTCTCACCGAGTGTGATCAACCACACAATTCAATAGTATTGAATGCATCAAATATAAAAATTGACAACATTGAACATAGTGGATTTTATGTATCACCTATACGGTGTACAGAAGCTTCAAATTTATTAGCGTATAATTCCATTACGAAAGAAATTGTCGACATCGGCGGTCAAAAACTGAAGATCTCTTCATTAGAAGTAGAAAACCTCGATGTTGTGAATTCAAATGTGGTTCATAATTACTATGTTGATAATCCCATTTTTGAAATAGCAAAAGGAAAACCAATACATTCGCAGGATGTTGGTATTGTGATGCACCGTGGTGGTGGTAACGTGGACATCAAATTCTCCGAAAAAAATAATCATCTCGCAATAAACAAAAATCTTGCCGTAGATGGTATCATAAAAGCTAAAATATTTGAGGGTGATGCAGGACTTCTTTCAAATGTACAATTTGACTTTAAAGTTGGTGATACATTTGAAAATTTGACAATCATTAAAGATCTACGTGCCGATGGAAGTCTCCTCTCAAATATATCGATACATCAATTAAAAGATTTGAAAACCACGTCACTCGACCTTTTAAATGTTTACATGGATGGTACTCTCAGAGTTAAAAAAACTATTTATTCTCAATCGAGTATTATCGCGCCATCATTTATAGGTGATGGAAGAAAACTTGAAGGTATAGCTCTCAAAGAAGATGTAGATACAAATACAAAACAGATATACGAAATCAAACAGATTTTACCAAATATTGAAAGAATAGAAAATGAAATAAAACGCGTTGAGTCTATTATTCCTACATTAGATCCATTAGAGCTCAAAATACAAGCAGTTGAAAATAATATACCATGTCTAAAACCATTAGATACACGTATTGGTGAATTGGAAAAATATTCATGTTACGTAAAAGAAAAATTTAAAACAATTGAAAAGGAAATAAAAGATAATATTCCAGAAAAAATTGATCTTACCTATATAGAACAAAATATTGCCAAATTGAAATCCGAACTCGATAAATTAAGCGATATTGAAAAGAGTATTAATCCAAAAATTCAACAGTTACGAAAGGACATTTCCAGAATTCCAATAGTTCCAAATCTTACACAAAATGTAATAGATATTAATTCCAAAATAGATATTTTAAATGACGTATTTAATAAATCGTTGGATTTAACAAAAAGTAATATTAATAAAAGTATAAATATTTGGAATAAGAATATTGAAAATGGCATAACTAATTTGGAAAATAATATTCAAGATACCAAAAAGAATATCGCGTATATTGAGACATTTATATCTAATATACATAACACAGAAAGTGAAATTATAGTATTGAAAGAATGTACACCGAAACTTGATAGTCGTATACAAACACTAGAAGACTACGTACCACCAATACATACACTTCAAAGTATTACATCATGCGGAAGTAATACAGAATGTAGTATAACACTCGAAAATAAAAGTACATCTTTAACAACTTTTGGAAATGTTGGTATAGGAACAAGTGCTCCATCATCAAGAATATCAATATATAATGACCCAAATATAACTTCTGTATTAGGGGAAGTTGATGCAATTAAAATTAATGAACTTGCACAAATAAATGCATACACAAAAGCGAATGCTGGATTAAGCTCGGGTAGACCAGGTGGTCTTATTTTTAAAACGAAAAGACCAAATGGAACTCTTCAAGACAGTATGACTATAGATGGAAATGGTTCTGTAACAATTGGTTCTAGTACTGCTAATACATCCGCTGCACTTTCTATAAATTCTACAACACGTGGATTATTACTTCCTCGTATGACAACGGAACAAATAGAAAATATTAAAAATCCAGAACCGGGTCTTATCATTTATGATACAGAAAAAGACACGTTTGTTGGATATAGAAAATCTGGGTGGTCCAATTTTTGCTAAAATAAAATGACTTCTTATATAAATGGTGAAAAATTTAAATACTATTGAAAGATCGGAGAGGATTAGAGTAGGTAAATACACACCAAATGAACAGGCAATAAATTCCATTATTATTAATGCATCATCGGAGTTGATAGATGCAAATACAAGTGGGTTTTTTGTATCACCTGTTCGTTACGACACAAGTATTACATCCAATACACTTGTGTATGATACTACACAAACGGAGATTGTAGATTCCGGTGTAAGTGCCCTAAAGTCGTTAGATGATGTAGTATCCGTGGGTAATGTTACATCACAAACCGTAGAATTTCAAAATACAACCACAAGTTTTATAACCTATGGTCCAGTTGGTATATCAAATTCGAATCCAATACACACACTTGATGTTGGTTCTAAATTTTTTGTTGATGAAAATGGGTCAAATATTGTAGATGTTCATGGTAATGTTCATGTGTCGGGTACATTACGTGTAGTAGGAAACGTTGAAGTATTTGGAGATATGACACTCCTTACACAACAAAACCTACTTATAGGTGACTCTATAGTTGAACTTGGAAAAAATAACTACGATTCAAATACTGGGTTTGATTTGGGATTTGTAATGACACGTTCGACAGCCGTGTCAAATGTTGGTATTGGATACAGAGAAGCTCAAGATGAATTTTTTATTGGATATACGAATTCTAGTGCATACGAACACTATTTAACACCAAATAGCGATAATAATGTTAATGTTCATGTCTATGGAAACGTAACAGCTGTGTCATTCTTTGGCGATGGTACGACACTTGATGGAGTTGCACTCACTACAGACTTAGTTTCAAATGTTGAAAGAATTGCTACACTAGAGACAGATCTTACCTCAAATGTGGTTCGAATTGGGACACTAGAAACTGACCTAGCCTCAAATAACGTAAGAGTTAGCACGCTAGAGACGGATCTTGCGTCGAATGTAGCGCGTATTGGAACATTGGAAACTGATCTAGCCTCAAATAACACAAGAGTTAGTACACTGGAGACGGATCTTACCTCAAATGTGGTTCGAATTGGGACATTAGAAACCGATCTAGCCTCAAATAACGTAAGAGTTAGTACACTGGAGACAGATCTTGCGTCGAATGTGGTTCGAATTGGGACACTAGAAACCAATCTAGCCTCAAATAACACAAGAGTTAGTACACTGGAGACGGATCTTACCTCAAATGTGGTTCGAATTGGGACACTAGAAACCGATCTAGCCTCAAATAACGTAAGAGTTAGTACACTGGAGACAGATCTTGCGTCGAATGCAGCACGTGTTGGGACATTGGAAATAGATTTGACTTCAAATGTATCAAGAATTGGTATTTTAGAAACTGACTTGGCATCAAATGCATCAAGAGTTGGTGTATTGGAGACAGATCTTACATCCAATGTTGTGAGAAT